CATGGAGCTCAAGGCGAACGGCACCACGTTGATGGACGACAAGGGTAGGGTGAGCAATCACCCGGCGTGGAATCGGAAGCGTGACGCACGGAATCAGATGCTGAAGTTTGCGGCCGAGTTTGGCCTGACTGCTTCGGCGTTGTCGAGGGTGTCTGCCGTTGACCAAGGCCCGCAAGAAGACGAGCGCGACGCGAAGATGTTCGCTTGATAAAGAGGCGGCGTCGATTGCCGTTGATTTTTTCGAGGAGAACCTGACGCACGCCAAGGGAGAATTGGGCGGCAAGGCGTTCCTGCTTGAGCCGTGGCAGAAGCAATACATCTCCACGCTCTTCGGCACGATGCAAGGCGAGGTGCGGCAGTACCGCACGAGCCTGCTGGCGATCCCCCGCAAGAACGGAAAAAGCACGCTGTGTGCCGGGATCGCACTGAAGCTTCTTTTCGATGGGGAACCCGGCGCAGAGATCTACTCGTGTGCCGCCGATCGTGACCAGGCCCGCCTGGTGTTCGAGATGGCAAAGGTCTGTGTCGAGAACTCGCCCAAGTTGCGGAGCCGCCTGCGGGTGTTTCGCAATTCCATCGTGCGGGAAGACACGCACTCGACGTACAAGGCACTGTCGGCCGAGGCGTTCACGAAGCACGGCCTGAACGCTCACGGGATCATCTTCGACGAGCTGCACGCGCAGCCCGACCGGGAACTGTGGGACGTGATGACCACGAGCACCGGAGCCCGTCGGCAGCCCCTGTGCGTGGCGATCACCACGGCGGGGTTCGACCGCAAGAGCATCTGCTGGGAAATCTGGCGCTACGCCCTGGCCGTGCGTGACGGGGCGATCAAAGACGAGACCTTCCTGCCTGCGATCTATGCGGCCGATCCCGAAGACGATTGGACGAAGGAAGCGACCTGGCGAAAGGCGAATCCGAACCTGGGCGTAAGCGTGAAACTCGACGACCTACGGGTGCGGTGCAAGCGTGCCCAGGATATGCCGAGCGAAGAGAACACCTTCCGGCGGCTGCACCTGAATCAGTGGACGGAGCAGGATACGCGGTGGCTACGCATGGAGCACTGGGCACAGGGCAACAAGCCCTGCCCGGTGATGCTCGACGGCCGGGAGTGTTTCGCGGGCCTCGATCTCGCCAGCACGTTCGACACGACCTGCTTCTGCCTGCTGTTCCAGATGGACGACGGCACCTTTTGGGTGGAGCCGCACTTCTGGATTCCCGAGGACAACATGCGGGAGAGGGTGAAGCGGGATCGTGTGCCCTACGACCAGTGGGCGAAGGAGGGGAAGCTGCACCTGACGCACGGCAACGTCACCGACTTCGACCAGGTGCGGGCCGACATCATGGCCCTTGCCAAGAAATACAACATCCGGCAGGTGGCGATTGACCGGTGGAACGCGACCCAGTTGGCCACGCAACTGCAAGGCGATGGCGTGAATGTCTTAGGTTTTGGGCAGGGCTACGGCTCGATGAGTTCCCCCGCGAAGGCGCTTGAGGCGGCCGTCGTGGCGGGGCGACTGCACCACGGCGGGCATCCCGTCCTGGCGTGGCAGGCGTCGAACGTGGCGATTCAGCAGGACCACGCCGGAAACATCAAGCCCAGCAAGGCGAAGAGCAACGAACGCATCGACGGCATCGTGGCGTTGACGATGGCCCTCGGCATCCACGCGACGGCCACGGCCCCGCCGCCCGAACAATCCTGGGACATCATGAGCATATGAGCGAAAACGCCGCCGACTTCAGGATGTTCGACCTGCGTGGCATCGACTGGCCCGAGGTTTCGTCGAGCCGTACGCCTTCGGGCATCCGCGTCAACGCCGACAACGCGATGGCCTGCTCGGCCTACACGGCCTGCATCCGCGTGATCTCGGATGCCGTCTCCGCGTTGCCGCTCCACGTTTACGAACGGATGGCGAACGGTGGCAAGCAGAAGGCCACGGCCCACCCCGTGTATCGCCTGCTTCACCAGCAGCCGAACCCCTGGCAGACGGCGCAGGAGTTCCGCGATTGGATGACCGGCATGTACCTGCACTACGGTGCGTCCTACGCCGAGATCCGCCCTGGTGCTCGCGGTGCCGTCTCGGAGTTGTGGCCGCTGCACTCGTCGCGGATGGAAGTGGAGCGGCTGGAGAACGGCCGCCTGCGGTACATCTACCGCGAGCCGAACGGGCGGCAGACGACCTATTCGCAGGAGCAGATCTTCGCTCTGCGGTTCACGACGGAAGACGGGATTCGGGCGATCCCCACGTACAAGATTTTCCAGAACGCGATCGGGCTGGCCCAGGCGTTGGAGGCCCACGGCAGCACCTACTTCGGGAACGGTGCCCGCCCCGGCATCGTGCTTGAGTCGGAAAACCCGATTCCGGTGGAGGCCGCCGAGCGGCTCCGCGAGCAGTGGGAGCGGATGCACCGTGGGGCAGATCGTGCCTTCCGCACGGCAGTCCTGCCCAACGGCGTGAAGGCCCACGAACTCAGCGGCAGCAATGAGGCGGCGCAGTTCCTCGAAACGCGGCAGTACCAAGTGATCGAAATCTGCCGGGCGTTCCGCGTGCCGCCCCACATGATTCAAGACCTGACCCGCAGCACCTACAGCAACATCGAGGTGCAGGGCACGGAGTTCGTGCAGCACTGCTTATTGCCTCATCTGAAGCGGTGGGAGGCGGCCATCAGTCGCGATCTCATCGTCGAGGATGACCGGTTCTTCGCGGAACACTCGGTGAGCGGCCTGCTGCGTGGCGACCACGCGAGCCGGTCGGCCTACTACGTCTCGGCCCTGCAAAACGGGTGGATGACGATCAACGAGATTCGGGAACTGGAAAACCTGAATCCCATCGGGCCAGACGGCGACCGCCACTTCGTTCAGTTGAACATGACCACGCTCGACAAGGTGGGCCAGGAGCAACCGGCACCGGAGCCGATGCCAGCGCCGCCCGTCGAGGAAGAGGACAGCCCGGCCGACGACGCCGAGGATGAAGCCGAACAGGAGAACCCGACCGATGGAAATTGAACGCCGCGACTTCGCCTTTGAGGAAGAGAACGAGCTGATCGTCGAGAGCCGGGCCGATGGCCGGGCCGCGATCATCGGCTACGCCGCCGTCTACAACCGGCTTTCCCTCGACCTCGGCGGGTTCCGCGAGGAGATCCTGCCGGGCGCGTTCGACAAGATCCTGAACCGCCAGCGGGGCAAGGGCGACGTGGTTGCCCTGTTCAACCACGACAGCAACATCGTCCTGGGCCGCACGTCGAGCGGCACGCTTGAACTCTCTTCTGACGAGAAGGGACTGCGGTACGTCGTGACGCCGCCCGTGAGCCGGGCCGACGTGCTCGAACTGATCCAGCGGCGCGACGTGCGCGGCTCGTCGTTCGCCTTCACGGTGGACCCGAAGAATGAATCCTTCCGCACGGGCGAGGATGGCAAGGCCGTGCGTCAGATCCGCGAGGTGAGCGGGCTGTATGACGTGGGGCCGGTGCTCGTGCCTGCGTACCCCGCCACCTCTGCTTCTGTTGCGATGCGGTCTTACGAAGCCTGGCTGGCGGCCCAGCCCCAGCCCGAACCCGAGGCGGTGGCCGCCGTTGTCGCCAAGCGTTCCCTGGTCCGTGACGCCGCTGCGGCGTGGGCACTGAGGCTTCGCCGTGTCTGAAGCACGCTGCACCTGCGGCGAGAAACTCCGTTGCCGTTCCAGCCGCCCCTGCGGTGACGAGCGGCAGCGGTATCTACGTTGCCCCCGGTGCGGGGCTCGAGCGGTGGCGTTTGTGAAAACAACACTTTCCGAAGTGCGCTTCTGCAAGAGGCCCGCCCGCTAGTGGCACTGTGGACTCCACGGCAATACCGCCGCCAGGAGATTCACCACAGTGGACAACCTCAAGAAGCTTCAGGACGAGGCGGTTACCCTCGCCAACCGGATCGACGCAGTTCGCGCCATCGAAGGCGACGACGACAAGATTGCCGAGCGCGACCTCGAACTGGAAACGCTGAGCAAGCGGGCCGGTGAGCTCGCCAAGAAGATCGACTTCGAGAAGTCGGTCGTTGAGTCGGCCAAGAATCTGCGGTCGGTGGTGGATCGCTGCACCCCGGCCCCCGAGGTCCGTGCCGAGGAGAAGGCCGTCCGCATCGAGGCCGTCCCGTTCTCGGGTCGCCTGCGTGCCTTCGAGAAGGCGGAAGACGCCTACAAGGTCGGGATGTGGTTCAAGGCCAAGAGCGGCGACGCCGAGGCCAAGCGGTGGTGCCAGGATCACGGCGTTGAGGCCCGTGCCATGGGTTCCACCTCGGCGAACAGCGGTTCGTCGGTGGTGCCCGACGTGCTCTCCTCGACGGTCATCCGGCTTGTGGATCAGTACTCGGCGTTCGCTCAGAACGCCACGAGCGTGACGATGCCGAGCGACGTGCTCCAGTTCCCGCGTCGGACGGGCGGCACGACGGCCTACTGGATCGACGAGAACACCGCGATCACTGCCAGCGACCCGACCATGAACCAGGTCACGCTGACGGCGAAGAAGGTGACGGGTGCGGTGGTGGTTGCGAGCGAACTGCTCCAGGACTCCATCGTTTCAATCGCCGATTTCGTCGCCACCGAGCTCGGCCTGTCGCTCGCCAACGCCGTCGAAGCGGCTGCGTGGAGCGGCAACCCGGCGAATGCTCCCGCCGTGGCCGGTCTTGTGACCAGCCACACGGGCGGCCTGCTCGCCTCGTCTGGTGCTACCTACGCGGCGTCGCTCGTGACCGCTGCCGGTGACACCCCCGACGAGGTGAGCAAGGCCAACCTGCTCGCGATGATGGCGGCCGTGCCGCAGCACTCGCGGCAGGGTGCCAAGTGGTTCTGCTCGCCGTTCTTCTTCGCGACCTGCATGCAGGCTCTCGACCTGAACCAGGGCGGTTCGGTCGGCCTGTCGCAGGGCATGGGCTTGACGTTCCTCGGCAGCCCGGTGGTCCTCACCGACCGGCTCCCGAGCGGTGCGGACTCGACGGGTGCGGTCATGGCGCTGTACGGCAACATGGCCAACAGCTCCTACTACGGCGTGCGGCAGTCCATCGAGATCGCCAGCAGCGATCAGGTGAACTTCCTCAGCGACC